ACGCCGCTGAACGACTGGCGGCGGAAGATGCGGCGAAAGCCGAGACTGGCGGCGCTGGGGCTTCGGTTCCAGCGCCCGCCGTTCCAGATCGCAAGGATGCGGCGAAGGAGGGCTGATGGCATACATCGACATCGCCTATTCCCGCGATCCGGCAACTGGGCAAATCCTGTTTGACAGCAACGGCTACCCGATCTTCGCGGCCAACGCGGGCGCGGCGACGTATGGCGAAATGCAGGCGCGCATCGCCAACGAAGTGCTTGGCTCGCCGACGGCATCGGACATCAAGACCGCCATCCAGGATGCCATCGCGCAATACGAGCGCGAAAGCTTCTATCTGAATAGCTTCCGGTATTTCGGCGACGTGACCGGCTCCGGGTCGGATTTGCAGACGGTATCGGGCAAGGAATTCTACAGCGACGTTGATTTGCCGGTGCTGATCAATGCGCCGCATATCAGCAAAATTTTGGTTTTGGCCTTTGCCAACCGTTACCCGCTGGTGCAGCGCACGCCGCAGTGGATCGACGATCAAAGCATCTCGACATCATGGCAGGGGTTGCCCACCGACTGGTGCTGGCAATCCGGCGCGTTGCGGATCTATCCGGTGCCGAATGGCGGCTATCCGTTGATCCTCGATCTGGTGTTGCGGTTCGCGCCATTGGTGAACGATAGCGATTACAACCCATGGACCAACCGCGGCGAGGCGGTCATCCGCATTGAGGCCAAGCGGTGGTTGTTCCGGCACATCATCCGCGATGACAGCCAGGTTGCGGCGATGGAACTCGACCTGATGGGCGATCCGCGCACGGGGCGGCAGGGCGCGCTTGCCATGCTGCGCCGGGAAAGCGCGCGGCGCGCGGGCGGCACGGGCAAACTTAGGCCGAGCCGGGGGTATCTATGACCTTCGTGCCCGTCTCAGAATGGTGCCCGGATATGCCCGATCTGGCGAATGCGTCGTCGGTCGCGCTGAACGTCATCCCGGCAACCCCGGCGTCGTATGGGCCGCTTCCGTTGTTGGAGCCCTACAGCAGCAACGCTATGGACAGCCGGTGCATCGGCGCGGTTGCTGTGCAGGCCAATGATCTGACGGTTGAGGTGTTCGCCGGCACGACGGACAAGCTCTACGAGTTGACCGGATCGAGCACGGCATGGGTTGACGTTTCCGGCTCGGCCTACACCACATCGGACGGCGATAGCTGGCGGTTTGACCTCTACGCCAACTCGGTGCTGGCGACGAATTTTGGCAACCCCATTCAGTCCTTCGCGCTGGGCAGCAGCACGACATTTGGCCCGTTGTTCACCGCGCCGGCATGGATCGCAAACCATGCCTACAACACGCTCGGGACCTATGTGCTGGCGAACGGCAACCGCTATGTGCTGACGCAGACCGGCACATCGGCGAATACCGGATCGGGGCCGAGCGGGACCGGAAACGGCATTGTCGACAACGGGTGCCTGTGGAATTACCAGTCCGGGGCGCCTCCGCAGGCGCGGCACATCTGCACGCCCAAAAACTTCGTGATGGTCGGCAACACCTATGACCCGGTCGGCGGCTTGGGGCCGAAACGGGTTTGGTGGTGCGCGAGCGGCGATGCCACGACATGGCCTGCGCCTGGCACGAATGCCGCGATCATGGGCATGTCGGATTACAACGACTTCCAGGGCAATTTCGGCGAAATCACGGGGTTGGTGGATAGCCTTGCCAATGCGGACGCGGCGATCTTCTTTCGCCATGCGGTGTGGCGCGGGATCTTCGTCGGGCCGCCCGATGTGTTCGACTTCTTCCCGGCCGAGAACGTGCGCGGCTGCCCCTGCCCGAACGGGATCGTGCCGCTGGGGTCGATGGTCTATTATCCCGGCGAAGACGGGTTCTATGTGTTCGACGGCGCGAATTCGACGCCGATCGGAAACAACAAGTTCGACGCGTGGTTCTGGACGAACGTCAATAAGCAGTTCCTATGGAACGTCGTCGGCGCGCCCTTCGTCAGCAGCAAGGCCATCATCTGGGCGTTCCCCTCGGTGGCGGCGTCGGATGGCCTGTGCGACACGCTGTTGCTCTACCGGTGGGACATTCAACGGGCATCGTATGCCTATGTCGGCCCGGCTGCGGTGGAGTGGGTGCTGCGGACGATGACGTTCGGCGCGACGCTTGACGGGTTGTCGGCGCTGGGTTTCACTGATCTCGACACCATCCCGGCATCGCTGGATAGCGCGGTATGGGTCGGCGGCGCGCTGCAAATGTCGGCGGTGAACGGTTCGCACAAACTTGCCTATTTCTCGGGCAAGAACATGGCCGCGCAGGTTGCCACAAGCACGATGCAGATCACGCCGAACCGGCGCAGCTTCGTGCAGGGTGCGCGGCCTCTGGTGGACCTGACGACGGGCACGCCAACGGTTGCGGTGGCCGGGCGCGTGAACCTCTACGATCCGGTGGTGTGGGGTCCGAACGTCGCGCCGAACATCATGGGCGATTGCCCGCAGCGCAACGACGCGCGGTATCACGAATGCCTGATTACCGTTCCCGAGGGCGCGGCATGGACGCACATCGAGGGCGTTGATCTGACGGCCATTCCGGCGGGGTGGCGATGAGCACCGTTCTTCCCGTGGGGCGGCCGGGTGTGCAGGTCGATATGCCCGACGAGCAGCAGCACCGCAGGCAGATGGCGCGCGCCATCAACCGGATCATGCAGGGCCACATCAACTCGACGTTGACGGTCACGCTTGATCCGAACGTGACGCAGACGGTTGTGACTGATGCGCGGATTTCTCCGCAGAGCTGCGTTTCGTTCCAGCCTCAGACCGCGCACGCGGCAGCGGCACTTACCGGGATCTACGCCGTGTGCGGCGGCGGCACCGTGACGATCAACCACGCGAACAGCGCACAGACGGATCGAACTTTCACGATGGGAATTGTCGGATGATGAACCTTTATGGCGGGACCGGCATGGGCACGACCGGAACTGGCGTCAACGCGATGGGCCAGATGCAGCAGCCGGGGCCTGGGATGATGACGCCGCAGATCATGGCGATGCTGAACAGCATGGGGCAGCAACAGCCGCCGCAGGGGGGGCCGTTCCAGGCGCCTCCCACCGGAACGCCGATGGCGAATTTCATCGGGCAGGGTGCAGCGGCACCGATGGGGCATCCGCCGATGGCGCCGCCCCTGGGGCAGCCGCCGGGCATGGACGGGCAGGGCGCGGCACCGGCTGGCATGGGTGGTTCGCCGCAACTGATGCAGCTTCTGGCGGCGTTGAAAGGCAGCCAGACGGGCGTATCTCCGAATGCCGGGGGCACGATCCCGCCGTGGATGCTGGCCATGATGGGTGGCAACGGCACGGGCGCCGATCCCTCCGCCGCGATGTCGGGCTACTGATGTTCGACGGTCTCGACATTGGCGTGCAGGTCTTGCTGATTGCTCCGGGCGATCTGGTGCGGTGGGCCGATCACGTGCGCCCGCATGTCGGGAAAATGGCTGATGGTTCGGGTGGCCGGTATCTGGCGTCGGACATCTTCGCGGCGCTCGCGGCTGGCCGGATGCAGCTTTGGGTGACGATCGACGGGGCCGAGGTGCTGTGCGTCGTCGTCTCCGAAATCGAGAACTATCCGCGACTGCGGGCGCTGCGCCTGATCGGTCTTGTCGGGCATCAGCCGCGCCGCTGGCGGGCACTGATCGCCGATATCGAGCGCGCGGCCAAGGAACGGATGGGCTGCACGATGATGGAGGCATTCCACATCCATCGGTTCGCGGCGCTGCTGCCGGGGTATCGGCAGACGCACTGCTTTAGCGAAAAGGTGATTGGATGATGGAGCGCATTCGCCGGCATATCGTCGGGTCGCGGGCGCTGGTGCTGGACGGCAACCGGGCGCGGGCGCGTCACTTCGGGTCGACGCCATCGGGCAACACCACGTCCATCCAATCGACGACGCCATGGTCCGGGCAGCAGCCGTATCTGACGGACATCTATTCGCAGGCACAAAACCTCGATCAGAGCACGCCGCCGCAATACTACCCCGGCAACACATATGCCGGGTTGACCAATCAGCAAACCGGACTGATGAGTAACCTCATCAACTACGGCTCCGGTGGCGGCAATACCGGGCTGCAAGCGGCCAATAACAGCGTCACGGCGGCGCTCAACCCCTCCTACACGTCCGGCACTTCGGGCGCGTTCGGGCAGGGACAGGGCGTGCTGTCGAACGAAATGTCGTCGGCATTCCTGAACCCGAACAACAACCCCGGCTACCAGACGGCCATCGGCAACGCCATGGCCTCGGCGATCCCGGCGGCGTCGGCGAGTTTTGTGAACGGCAACCGCTCGGACAGTGGTCTGGCGCAGGCTGCCACGACCTCGGCGGCGGCCAACGCTGCAGGTGGGCTGGCCGCGAACCAATACAACACCAACCTCGGCATTCAGAATGCCGCGGCGGGGCAGGCGGCGTCGAACTACCTCGCGCAGCAGGGCAACCAGATCAAGGCCGGTGCGCTGGCGCCGATGATCGACCAGGCGCAGTCGGGCGACATGGCAAACGCGCTGTCTACGGCGGGCATGGCTCAGACCGATGCGCAGAACCAGATCAGCGCGAACATGGCGCGGTTCAACTATGGCCAGATGCTGCCTTACAACCAGTTGAGCATGTATGAGCAGGCGGTTGCCGGGATGGGCAATCCGGGCAGCAGCACGAGCACGTCGCAGCCGTATTTCACGAACCCGGTGGCGAATGTGGCCTCGGGGCTGAGTAGCCTCGGGTCGCTCGGAATGCTCGGCATGATGGCTTTCTCCGATCGCCGGTTGAAAACCGATATCGAACAGATCGGCACCGCGTCGAATGACCTGCCGCTCTATGCCTTCCGCTACAAGTGGGAAGGCCCGATGTCGCGGCATATCGGCCTGATGGCGCAGGACGTCGCGAAGGTCGCGCCTGATGCTGTGATGCGCACGCCGAGCGGGTTCCTTGCCGTCGATTACGGCAAGGCGTTGGCAGCATGAGCGGATCAGCCCTCATGGACGCCCTGATGGACCCCGGCGTGAACGCGCTTGCCGGTCTGTCGCAGGGCTTCGCGCAGGCAGCGATGCCAACTCGGATGCCGACGCCGATGGGCGCCGCGCTGGGCATGGGCGCGGCTGGCATGATGGCCGGGGCGCGCAACGCGCAACAGATGCAGCGGGCGCAGCAAGAATATCAACTCGGCGGCATTCAGAACCAGATCGCACAATCGGCGATGCCGATGACGCTGGCGAAGAACAAGATGCTGGGCGATATGTGGTCGAACCCGGATATGATGCAGAGCATCATGGGTGCGCCCGCGACAAACGGCGGCGCGACAACGGCGGCGCCGGTTCAATCCGCGCCGCTACCCGCGCCGGCATCGACCGATGACGTGATTAAGAACGCAATGGCATCGCTGCCGGATGACGCAACGCGCAAAATGGCGACGAATGCCATCCTGGCGTCGAACATCCCGAAAGAGGCCATCCCTGGCTGGCTGGCGACGGTTCACAACGAAAGCGGTTGGAACCTTAACGCGCCCGACAACGTGAACCGGAACGGCACCACGGACAGCGGGCCGGGACAGATCAATTCCGCGACAGCAACCGGGATGGGCATGACGCCCGATCAAGTGCGCGATCCCCTGACGAACCTGACGACGAGCGCGAAGATCTACGCGCAGAATTTCGCCAAGTCGGGCGGCAATGCCGGTGCGGCGATGGCCGGATACCATACCGGCAGCGTGGCCAACCCCGATCCGGCCTATGTCGGCAAGGGCATGGGCACCGTTGCGGGATGGGGTGCCGTGACGCCTGAGAATGCCGGGGCGATTGCCGATCAGTATGAGCAGCGCGCGGCGTTGCTGGATCAGCAGCAGGCCAAGGCGAAGTTCTGGCAGGCGCAGGGTATGCCGGTCATGGCGCCTCCGGGCGATCCTGCGGCGCTGCGGACGGCCGCGCAGCAGTATCGGGCTATGGCACTCGCCGGGCCGACTGCGGGCGCTCAGGAGAACGCCAAGGCCGCCGTGCAGTTGCAGACGGCTGGCGGTATCGCCGCGGCGACGGCTGCCGGTGAACTACCCGCAAAACTGATGCAGCAAGGGTTCATGCTCGGGCCGGATGGCAAGACGTTGGTGCCGGTGCCGGGCGGGCAAGCCGATCCGAAGTATGTCGGGCAGAAGGCTGCAGGCGAGGCATACGCCAAAGTCGCGCCTGCGCTGATGGAGAAGGGGTTCCAACTCGGGGCGAATGGCACGATTACGCCGATCTCGGGCGGACCGGCTGATCCGGCATATGTCGGGAAAAGCGAAGGTGCGAAGGCGCAGGCCGAGGCGGATGCATCGCGGACGCGACTGATCACCACGCGGGCCGGTGTGTTCGATCCTGTGTCTGGCAAGGAAGTCTACCGCCAGCCCGAATACCATGAGTTGCAGGACCCCAACACGGGCGCGGAATACCCGGCGTTCGTTGCCCCCAACGACGTGGGCGGCCTAGCAGTTACCGGCGGACCTCCGGGCATGAACGGCGCGCTGCCGCCGTCGAAACTCGGCCCGGGCCAAGAAGACACGATCAAGCACCTCGCGGACCAATACGCGAAGGAAGACAAGCAGAAATACGAAGGCGCGACGAACTCGCTGTTCCAGTTGGAGCAGCAGGACAAGAACATCGCGGCCCTGAATGCCAACGGCGGATGGTCCTCGACGGGGTCCGGCGCCAACGCGAAAATGGAATGGGCGAAGGCGATCAACAGCGGGTTCCAAACCCTCGGCATGACGCCGCCGATGGACCCGACGAAAGTTGCGTCCTGGGAAGACGCGACGAAAATTCAGACGCAGCTTGCATTCGCTCAGGCGAAACAGCTTGGTTCCCGCGAGGCGCAGCAGGTCATTTCCATGGCCCGTGCTGCCACGCCTGGCGCCGAAAACACGTCGCAGGGCTACCGCGCGATCAGCAGCGGCTATCACGAAATGAACAACCGAGAAGTCGATCTCTACAACTACAAGACCGCGTGGCTTCAGGCGCATGGCGGCAACCTGACTGGCGCGGAAACGGCGTTCAACAACCAGTTCACGCCGCAAATGTATGCCGAGCGGGCGACGAGCACGATTGTGCCGGTCAAGATCACGGCTACCGATCAAGCCGGGGCCATGGCGCAGATGTCGAAGTATCTGCCCGGCACGTTGATCACGTTGCCGAACGGCAAGACCTCGATGGTGCCTCCGCGCCAAGGGGTCGTGCCTATTCCGGGATATCTGCAGAACTACCTGCAAGGGGGGCCAAATGCCCCCTGATGGTTCGTGGATGGACGCTATGCCTTCTGTTGCAGTGCCGGGGCAGCCTGTAGCGCCTGTGCCGGGGCCGCGGTGGGACCATGAGCAGGGCGTCGGCACGCTGCCCGATGGTTCGGCTACCCGCGATCCTGCCGTGTTCGCACGATGGGCGCAGGAGTGGCAGCCGCAGGGGCAGGCTAAGACTGAGGTTGTTGGGCCGGGCGACGCAGCGGACACGGCGTGGATGGACGCCATGCCGGCGGTGGCGTCGCCGCATGGGGATGAGGGGGCGAACGGAACAAAAGGCGGAGTCCTCGCCAATGCGGGCGCGGGCACAAGCAACGCGGTGGCTGGGTTCCTCGGGCTGCCCGTCGACCTGGCAACCGGAGCGATCAACCTCGGCACGCGCAGCGTCAACGCATTGGCGGGCACGCATATCCCGCCGATCGAAAACCCAGCCGGTGGGTCGGACGATTTCCGCACGCTGTTTGGCACCATCGGCGCCGATCCTCGGACGGTTGAACCGACGAACCAGCTTGAGCGCATCGCGCGGGCCGGCGGCGAGGGTGCGGCGTCGATGATGCTGCCGTGGGGCGCGGCGCGGTCGCTTCCCGCACTGTCCGGGTTGCCGGGTGCAATGCAAAGCGCATTCGGGTCCGGTGGCGCGCCGACGATGGCGGCGTCCGGGCTGACCGGCGGCGCTCTCGGGCAAGATGCGCAGGACAGTGTTCCCGAGCCGTGGAAGCCGCTTGCAAGCGTGGTGGGGAACATCGTCGGTGGCGCGGTGCCGATCGCCCTGAGTGCGGGCGCGACTGCCGCACGGCAGAGCGTGGTTCCCGCGGTCAAGAATTACTTCGCGCCGATGACGCAGTCCGGTCAGCAGCAGATTGCCGGATCTCGGATTGCTCATGCGGCAACTGATGTGGGCGCCGTGCGTGATGCGCTCGCCGCACCATCGCCGGAGATCGTGCCCGGTTCGCAGCCGACGACGTTCCAGCTTACCGGCGATCAGGGGTTGGGCAATCTGGAACGCGCCGTTTCGACGGCCGCACCGGATCAGTTCAACGGCCGGGCTGCCCAACAGAACGCGGCGCGGGTGGGGCAACTTAACGCGCAGGCTCCCGCGACGTCGCCAGATGCGGTCGGCACGACATTCCGCCAGGCGCTTGCTGCGATGGACACGCAGCACGCGGCGCAGGCGGAGGCCATGGGGACGACAGCGCGGGCCAAGACTGCGGCGCTGGGCGGCGCGGTGCCGGTGGGCACGGACGCACAGACGACGGCGCTACAGGGCTTCGGGCAGCGCCTGCGCAAGGGCCTGAGTGAGTTGAACGACGCGGCGCGGCAACGTGTGTCGAAGCTCTACGATGCGGTCGATCCCGAAGGCACGATGACCGTAGACATGTCGGGCATTAAGGCCGCGGCGAAGGACATTGCGGCGAGCGTGCCAAAGAATGCCGCGCCGATGGAAGGCGACGCGGGCAAGTTGCTGGGCGTGGCTCAGATGCAACCTGAAGCGCAGCCGTTCCGCGAGGTCGCCGCACTGCGGTCGCGGATCACGGACGCGATGCGGGCCGAGCTTTACGAGAATGGCCGTAGCCAGACTTACCGGACGTTGACGCGGCTGCTGGCATCGGTCGATGAGACGTTGGCGGCGGGGGCGGAAAAGGCGGCTGAGACCGCGCCGGAAGCCGTTGCCGCGCGTGTTCATGGGGCCACCACCACGGCGCCGGGCACAGGTGATGCGGTCTTCACGCCATCGGGGCGCCAGATCGGCGTCCGGTATCGCGTCGTCAGTGCGCGCGATCTGGTCGCCTCGCACAATGATGATTTCTCAATCAACCCGGCATTTCCGCCTGAGTTGCAACCTCGGGCCCGCGAACGGCTGGCCAGCCAGGCACAAGTCCAGCGCATCGCGGGAAACATCCAGCCAGAGCGGCTTGGTGCGTCGGCGTCGGCCATGGAAGGCGCGCCGATCATTGGGCCGGATGGAGTTGTCGAAAGCGGCAACGCCCGCGTCATGGCCTTGCGCCGCGCCTATGCGCAGGGTGGCGAGAGTGCGGCGCGGTATCGGGCGTGGCTGGAAAGTCAGGGCCACGATCTGACCGGCATTGACGATCCGGTGTTGGTCCGGGAACGGACAACCGATCTGGCGCCACGTGACCGGGTTTCGTTCACGCAGGAAAGCAACGTCTCGCCCGGTCTGGCGATGGGTGCTGCCGAGCAGGCGAAAGTTGACGCGGGCAAAATCCCCGATGGGCTACTTGAGCTGTGGCAACCGGGCGACGTGGATAGCGCGGCCAACCGGAAGTTTGTCCGTGGCTTCGCTCAACATGTCGTTGATGCCGGCGAAACCGGGAAATTCTTCACCGAAGATGGCGCTCCGTCGCTGGAAGGCGCGCAACGTATCAGAAATGCGCTGATGCATCGGGCCTATGGCGATAGCGGGCTTGTCGCAGCGCTGTCTGAGGTTGGCGACGAGAACATCAAGGCGTTCGGCGGCGCGTTGACGGACGCCGCGGGCGACATGGCAAAACTGAGCGCGGATATCGGGGCCGGGCGCGTCGATCCTGGAACCGATATCACCAAGCATCTGCTGGACGCGGCGCGCGTGATCGGGCAGGCGCGGCAGCGGCGCATTTCGATCAAGGACATGGTCGGGCAAACCGACATGCTGACCGGGCGCGTTAACCCGCTCACGGAAAGTGTGTTGCGTGCTGCCTACGGAGATAACTTGACGGGCGCGATATCCCGCAAGAATATGGCCGAGTTGCTTGCCTTCTATGCGGAGGAAGCACGTAAACAGACGACCGACGCGCGCCTGTTTGGCGGCGGCGGTGCCGGTCCAGCCGATATCATCCAGCAAGGCATCGAACGTGCAAGAGCCAAGTCCGCCCCCGTCCGCACCCGAGACATCTTCGGTCGCAATGGAAGCTATGGGCCGAGCGCTGGTGCGGTTGGGAGCGAAGCAGGGGGATCTGGCGCTGGTGCGGCGCGGCAAGGAAATGCAGCAACCGCCCTCGCAATTGCCCCCGAAGAAGCCCTAAGCCCAAACTTCGACGCCGAAGCCGCCGCACGATACCGCGCGGCCAATGCTGCTCACGCCAACCGCGTCCAGACATTCGAGGAATCACCCGGCGTCGGGCAGGTTCTGGCGACGGGCAAGCGCGCGGGCGAATGGCGGCTTGGGGATAGCCAGGTCGCCGCGCAAATCTTCAACCCCGGCAAGGGTGCGGCTGAACGCGTTCAAGCGTTCCTGAAGGCTGGCGGCGATCGTGCCGATCTCCTGCATGACCTGCGCGATTATGCGGCCTTCAGCCTGCGCCGCGCTGCCGAGGATGCGGACGGCACGCTGATCCCCGCCAAGGCGGCGCGGTGGATGAATGCGCATCGGGAGGCCATGACGGCATTCCCGGACCTCGCCGCGAAATTCCACACTGCTGCGGCGGCGCGGGCGACGCTGGACGAGACAATGGCACGGCACGCCGCCGAACGGACGGCGTTCGAGAAGTCGGCGGCTGGCAAGTTCCTGGGCGATGCGGATCCAGTTCCGGTCGTGGCGCGCATTCTGCGGTCCGATACTGCGGACGCCACCATGCAGCAACTTGGCCGCATGACCGCGAATGCCCCGGCGGCGCGAGCCGGGCTTCAGCGCGCGGTGATCGACCACATCATGAACGAATTGCGCACCAACGCGGCGGCGGGAACGACCGATATCCGCCAGATGAAGGCCGATGCCTTCCAGACGTTCTTGCGTCGTGCTGGCGGTCCGATGTCGCACATTTTCAGCCCTGAGCAGATGGCCGCGATCCGCGATGTCGCCACCGACATTCAGCGGACACAGCGCTCCGTGATTGGCACGAAACTGCCGGGCGGCTCGAACACCGCGCAAGACCTCGCAGCGGGCGTTACTCACGGCGGCGGCAAGTCGTCGATGGTTGGGATGCTTGTTGCTGCCGAAGGGTTGGGCGATCTGGCGCAGCATGTCACGGGCCTCGGCAAAATCGGCAAAGTCGGCGGTATGATCCTGGCGCCGTTGACGCAGGCGATGCGCGGCGAGGGATTGGCCAAGGTCGATGACCTTGTGACGCAGGCCATGCTTCATCCCGAATTGGCGCGCGCACTGCTGGCGAAAGTTCCTCCTGGCCAGTTTGCAGAGCCTGTCGTGCGGAACGCGGCACGGCAAATCTGGGCGCTCGCGGGCGTTTCCGCCATTCGCTCCCAAAGGGACCCCCGCTAATGTCGAAGAACTCCCTCAACGACTGGTCAACGACGGCTGCCAGCAACACCGACATCGCCGGGACCAATATCGCGGTGGGGTGCCCGCCGCAGGATGTCGGCGTGTTTATGCGCACCGTCATGGCGCAGATCGCCTATGCCGTGCAGGGCAGCGGAGGCGCCATTCCGGCGACGTGGAATGTCGGGACGCTCAGTGCTACCACCGGCAGTTTCTCTGGTAACGTGACGGTCGGTGGAACCTTGACGCCGGGGGCGATCAACCTCGGATCGTCCACGTTGACCGTCACCACCGTCAACGCCACGACCGGGACGTTCTTGGGCAACGTCAGCATCACGGGAACCTTGACGCCGGGCGTGCTCAATCTGGCATCCGGGACATTGACGGCGGGGGCTGTTGTCGCGACGACGGGCTCGATCTCGGGCGGCCTGAGCGCGGGCAGCTTGTCGATCTCGGGTGGCGCGTCGGTCGGTAACGGTCTGACGGTATCGGCTGGCGGATCGTCGATTACCGGAGGTCTTTCGGTCACGGGTGCGATGAACGCCAGCGGCACGGCGACCATCGGCGGCGATGTGGTGGCAACGGGCGTTGTCACGGCGGCGAACGGCACCTCGGGCACGCAGGCGGTTAATTTCGGACAGTTCCCGGTGACGTTCGGGCCGCCTGGCACCACGACATTGCCCAACGGCTACATCCGCAAATGGGGCACCGCGACGCTGCCTGCGAGCGGGCAGCAGACATCGACGGTGGCGATCACGTTCGGGACTGCGTTTCCGTCGGCGCTGATGGGGGCATCGGTCACGATGCGCGGGCCCGCGGACAACGCGGGCCTTTACCATGCCATCCCTTTCACCGGCAGCGAAACCAAATCCGGGTTCACCGCAGGTGGAGATACCAACAACGCCTCAGTCACTTTCGCAGTGACGGTGCCGGTCTATTGGGAGGCGTGGGGCCACTGATGAGCGGATCAACATCCATCGACTTCGGCACGCCCTTCGCCGGCACCTCGGGGCTGACGGCGAAGGGAACCACGCAAGCCACGGCGCTGCCGCTGCACCGGACGAAAAGCGTTTTTGCCACCGTCGCCGCCGGATCGGGCGCGGTGCTACCGAGCGCGTATTCGGCGGGAACAGAGCTGACCGTGTTGAACCGCGGCGCGAATACACTGCTGATCTATCCCCCTCTCGGCGATCAGATAGAGGGCTACGGGGTCAACGCGGCGGTGAGCGTCGCGGTTGGTGGCATGGCGAATTTCTACTCCCTCGATCCCCCTTTATCGGCATCCCCGCGCACTTGGTGGCTGACGTGAACCGCAAGGATATCCTGACATGACGACACAAGTTCTGTTTGCTCCTCCTGCGGTCAACGGGACGATCGCGGCAACGTCGAGTTCGCAGCGGATATTGCTGAGCGGCGGCGGTTTCTCCGTGCTCATCAAGAACCTCGGGCCATCGGAGGCGTTCATCGCATTCGGTAATGCCACCGTCAATGCCACGGCGGGCGGCTCGTCCACATCGGCCACGGATGGCAGTTTCAGCATCCCGGCAGGCGAGGTCGGAACTTACCGGATTACGACCGGCACATACATCGCGGCGATCTGCTCGGCAGGCAATACGGCGCTGTTGCGCATCAGCCAGGGGGACGGGGAATAATGTTGCGCTCGATCACGCCCCTCGCCTTTGTCAACCCGTCGGCGCGGTCTCTTTCGCGCGGCCTCGATCCGACGCGGCAAGCGTTGACGCAGCAGATCAACAGCGGGGCACCCGTGACCGCGACAAGTGGCGGCGCATCAACCACAACGGCCACCACTGGCGATTACCCGGTATTGCCCGGCGCCATCGTGGCGATCTTGGTTGCGTCGAGCATCACGCATGCGGCGGCTGTTTCGACATTTGGAACCTGTGTCGTGCGCCTTGTGCGCGGGGCGGGCCTCTAATGGCACTTCGCGCGACTTCCAGCCCGCGCGTTACGGCGGCGGGCAGCATCACCGGCAGCAGCCCGACCGGGGCGTTCACCTACGGCGCGTTGACCTATTCCGACACCAACAACCTTGCGGTGCTGGAAACCTCGGTCAACAACTACGCGCAGGCTATGGCGCAGAACGCCAGCGTGGGCGCTGCCGCAAGCGTGTCGTTCAACGTTTCCAATGATCAAGCCACAAGCACAACGAATTATGCTGAATTCGGCATCAATTCGTCAAATTTTGCTGGGACGGGTTCGTTTAGCCAAGGGGGGTATTCTTACGTTGCCTCTGCCTCGACTGACCTCGCAATTGGCACCTACGGCGCGAACGGCATTCACTTCGTCATCAACAACGGTGCAAGCGACACTGTAAGTATTTCATCTTCCGGGGTTACGCAAATTGGTGCGCCAAGTCAAGCCTCCGTGCCGCTTATGCTTGCGTATAACGCAGGGAACAACACCTATCCAGTAATTGCGGGTGGTGCTGTGGGCGGCGCGTTTAGCACAAATTTTAGCAATTCTGGCAACGAAGTAGATTTTTGGAACACAACAACAACGGCAAACCGCGCGTTTTCGTTCTATCAGCAAACAGGCACGTCTGCTGCGACCGAGTTGCTGCGCATTACATCCGCCGGGACGATTACCAACCTCGGTAATCCAATCTCCGCGCTCGGCTCAGTATCTGCCATTTTCGGGACCGGCGGTGACGGCACGACTACGATCTCGTCGGGCACGACGACGCTTGCCCGCGACATGCAGTACAACAACCTGACGATGTCGGGCACAGGCATCCTGAAGACCAACGGCTTCAAGGTCTCCGTGCTCGGCACGCTGGACATCTCGGCGGCAGCGGCGGCGGCGATCCAGAACAACGGCCCAGCAGCGAACAACGCCAGCGGAGCGACAGGTGGTGCCGCGGTCCCCGGTATCGCGGCTTCGTTGCCCGGCTCCAGCTACACGCTCGCGACGGGCGGCACGGGCAACACGACGACTGGAACGAACCCGTCGCAGAGCGCCACGACCGTGGCGTTCGGCATCCCGGCGCAAGGAGGCGCGGGGGGCAACGGCGGCACAGGTGTTTCGGCGGGCGGCTCGGGTCTTTCGGCGCAGGCGATCAATTCGGCCGGTCGTACTCCCGTCGGGATTAACCCGAGTTTCTGGAACTCGTCGGGATTCAATTCCCAAAATACTTCGATGGTTTTCACTGGCCTCTACGGAGCGCCGGGTGGGCAGGGCGGCGGAGACGGCGTCAACGCGGGCGGCGGCGGAGGCGGTGCGGCTCCTCCTGGCGGCCCGGTCTACATCGCGGCGCGCTTTATCAACCGTGGCGGCTCGACTCCGGCCAATTGCATCACAGCGAACGGCGCGGCTGGCGGTAACGGCGCAAACGGCGTAGCGGGCACGGCTGGTGGTGGTGGCGGCGGCGGCGGCGGCTCGGGCGGCATGGTCTACATCGTGACCGAGCAGCTTCTCGGCTCGTCGGCTACGAACGCACTGCAGGCGTCGGGTGGCACAGGCGGCAACGGCGGCAACAGCGCCACGACCGGCAAGGGTGGCAACGGCGGCGGCGGTGGCGGCACAGGCTACATCCTGCTGCAAGTCCTCTCTGCGCAGGCTCAGACGCTCAGCCAGCCCGGCACGTTGGGTAGCGCGGGCGGCACAACCTCGACCGTGACCGGCGCAGCAGGCGGCGCTGCGGCAAACCTGCAGGTGACGCTATGACCTTCACCGACGCCTACGGGCGAGTCGTAACGCAGAACGAAGACGGAAGCTGGACGGCAGGCGGCATCACCGTCTCGGGGCTGGCCGACGAAGCGGCGGCGCTGTTCGCGTTCAACGGCATGGCGCCGGAGAGTTACGTCCCGCCTCCTCCTCCAAAGCCCACGACCATCAGCGCGCGGGCGTTCATTGCGCGCTTTTCTCCCGAGGCGCAGCAGGCGCTTTTTTCCAGCGCTGATTGGAAAGTGCAAATGTTCCGTGCCCTTGCCACGGCGGGAGATATCGACCTGACCGACCCGACGCTAGCCGCAGACCTCGGGTACTGCGTAGCGCTTGGCCTGATCCCGGAAGCGGATGTTGCCGGGATACTGACGCCTTAATCGCCCCGCGCCCGGCCTTGGAACCGGAGCGCGGGGCTAACCCACCCGACGAAAGGGCCGCCAGATGGGCTACCGAGTGAATACCGCGTCTCGCCATTCTGGGGGAACGCACGATGAGGTTACACATGGGAACCGCGTGCATGCCTGAGCAAATCCCTGTGGATACCGCCGTCGCTGCCATCAAAGAGGCGGCGAAGGAGTGGATGACTGAGCAGCGCGACGAGATATTCCGCGCTACCGGGTCGCTCGTCTGGAAAGTGGCAAAGTGGCTTGTAGTGACCGCGATTGGTGCGGTGGTGGCGTGGCTGATCGTGCGCCGGCTGGGAGGATCGTAATGCCAAACCCCGCCGATCGCTTCGCCGCATGCTCGGCCTTCACGCTGTTCCAGGAAGATCAATCGGGTTTTGGCGTGTTCGAGAACAACCCGGCAGACCCGGGCGGCGCGACGCGCTGGGGCGTGACGCAGGCCGCGCTCTCGGCATGGTTCGGCCGGCCGGCATCCGTCGATGAGGTGCGCACGCTGCCGCGCTCGGTGGCGATCGACATCATGCGGCACAGCTACTGGAACCCGATCCAAGGCGACAAACTACCGCCGGGCGTGGATCTGATGGTGTTTGACCACGGATACAACGCCGGGCCGGGGCATTCGGTGCGCATCCTGCAATCCGTGCTCGGTGTGACAGCGGATGGCGCTATCGGGCCTCACACGCTTTCGGCGATCAACGCGCATCACCCGGTTGAAATCGTCGGCGCGCTGTCGGCGGCGCAGGACGTGGATTATCGGGGGAAGGGGGATTTTCCGACATTTGGGGCCGGGTGGATGAACCGGCTCAGGGACCGAACGACGTTGGCTGAACACATGGGGGTTGCGATATGAGCGACATTCTGAACAAGGCCACGGCTGCCACAAAAGCCGAAATCGCCGCAGCGGATACCGAAATCCTCGGCGCCGAGGCGGAGGCGAAATCCGCATGGGCGAAATACCGATGGGCCATCATCGCGGCGGCGGTTGTCGTGCTGGCGGTGGCGTGGTGGCTGCGATGATCTGGCATGTGTGGTGGCTTGCCCTGGCTGGGCTGGCGATGATCGTGGCATCCGTCGCCGGGTGGTGGCCTGTGCCCTGGTGGTGGGGGCTGCTGGCGCTGCTGCTGCCGTTCGTGGTGACGGGGTGGGTTTGGTATGACGCGGCGTTGACGGGAGGGCGGTGATGCTGCGGCACTTGTTCACAACTGCCGACAACGTGACATGGGACCTCGGGCGCGTGCTTTGGGCGAAAATGTCCGTGGCCTATGTGTTTCTGACCGGCCTGCAAATCTGGCATGGGGTCACGATCACGCCGACTGAATGGGCAACCGGGGCGGGTCTTGTGCTAAGCGCGGGGGCTGGGTCGCTGCTGCTGAAGAAGACAACGGAGCCTGCGCCGTGATCGGCCTAATCTGGAATTACGGCTGGGCTGCGGTGATCTGCGCCGCCGGGGCTGCTCTGTTCGCCGCCGGGGCCTTCGGCAGGCTCGGCGCCGTTGTGTTCCC